GCAGGCCATCAACTCGAGATACTCGGGTGAAGTGGGTGCAATCCTGATCACGCTGTCTCATCCCGAGATTGCGGGAACTGCGTATGTCTCCACAGATAATGCCACTTTGATTGATGAGGGGCCTCCTCGTCGATACGGTACTGTGAGCCTCGGGATCAACTACCTGTTTTGCCCGATGGTGCTTGTGCTGCCGGATGATAAGGATGAAGCACCGCCAGCAGCACGAATTGAAATCAGCAACGTCACCAGGGACCTCGTTACGCTAGCTCGCAGTAAAGTGACGCCTGGTGTATGCAGCATGAAGCTTGTGATGGCCTCAACGCCGGATATTACCGAGATACCTTATGCAGACATGGACATCTCGGGTTACCAGTTGAACGCAGGCATCATCAGCTTTGAGTTCTCCAATTCGGCATTGGACACAGAAGCATTTCCGGGGGACTTGTTTACGCCGTCAGGATTTCAAGGAGTATTCAAATGAGGTTAGACGATTTCATCGGCATCCCCTATGTGGAAAAAGGTCGCACGCTCGAGGGCTGCGATTGCTGGGGTTTGTTGGTGCTCGTTTACGACCGGTATTTCAAGATCAAGGTTCCGAGCTTTTCCGACGATTACCAAGGCTTTGCTGATCGCGAAGGCGTTGACTTGCTCCTCGAGCAACATCGCAACGAATGGGTGCAGGTTGAGTCGCCACATATCGGCGATGGAGTTTTCATGATCTTGCAAGGTCGACCGCATGTTGGAATTTACATCGGCGATGATCGTATACTCCACACCAGCAAAGGTTTCGGTTCGATAATCGAACGAACTGACAGTGTCCGCTTGAGAAACCGCATTCAGTCATTCCACAGGTTCCAACATGAATGAGCTTGTCCGTTTTGTCCATCAAGGTGAATTGCTTGGCCCCGACGACTGCATCGAGGTCATTTGCTATGAGCACCCGTTAAGGCCTGATCGTCAACGCACGTATGTCAAGACAGGTCTGACGATCTACGAGATCGTCGAGAAGGCAATCGCAAATACCAATAGCCGCTGGCAACCTGCTGATTTCCAGGTGTTGCTTAAAGGCGGCCATGAGATATCGTTCAAGTACTGGCACAACGTTCGACCGAAGTCGAACACATACCTCGTCATGCGTCCTGTGGCAGGCGAGCCTATCTCCGCGATCATCGGTGCGATCACTGCAGCGGTTAGCTCGATCAGTGGCGCTATCGCCGGCCTAGGTTTCTTCGGCAAGCTGTTGATGACGGCGATCACGTTCGGCGCCAAGTTCTTGTTGAACAAGTTGTTTGCTCCTAAGCAACCTGAACGCGTCGTCTTGTCCGACCCGATTGTCAGCTACTCGATTACCGGTAGCCGAAACCAGATGAGCAGATTTGGCGCGATCCCGGTTATTCTCGGGACGCATCGTCACGTGCCGCCATATGCTGCACCACCCTGGACTGAGACGGTAGGCAACATTCAGTACTCACACTTCCTGTTCTGTGTGGGTTACGGTAATTTGTCAGTCATCGAAGCGAATTGCAAGATCGGTGATACGCCGATCACCAAGTATAAAGACTATCAGATACAGATACGCCCGGGCACGAACCTCGACACAGCAACGTCGCTGTATCCGTCGTCGATATCCGAAGAGTTCTTGAGCGTTACGCTGACTAAAGCGCTGGGCTTTCAGTCGAGAACAACTGGGACTGGCGTTGTCGTTCTCAGCGTTGACTTCGTGTGGCAAGGAGGTCTGTGTTACCTCAACGATCAGGGCAAACGTCAGAACCATAGCGCTACGATCCAAATCGAGTATCGCCTCGTCGGAGCTCCTGGTTGGACGCTCTGGGGCAAGCTGGTTGTGAGAGCAGCTACGCAAGACACGCTGCGACGCTCGGCACGCTGGGGCGTTGCATCCGGTCAGTATGAAGTTCGCGTGATGAAGATCAGCGCCGACACCACGGACAATCGTTATGTAGATGATGTCACGTGGACAGCGCTTCGCGGTCAGCGTCTTGGCGAGCCGGTCGCATTCGACAAAGCCCCTCTGTGCATGATTGCTCTGCGTATCAAGGCAACAGACCAGCTCAATGGCGTGATCGATACGTTCAATGTCATCGCGCAATCTCGCGTCACTTCGTGGAACGGTACAACGTGGGTAGCGAACACGATATCGTCTAATCCAGCTGACTTGTTTAGGCATGTGCTGACGTGCCCGGCGAACAAACGTGCGGTGCCCCTCAGCAAGATTGATTTGGTGACACTCCAGAAGTGGCATCTATATTGCTCGCAGAACGGCTACACCTACAACAAGCCGATCATCGATCAGTTGTCGGTTTATGAAGTCCTGCACGAAATTGCCGCCGCTGGTCGAGCCATGGTCGTTTGGAACAACGGCGCTTGGTCAGTTGTATGGGATGAACAAAATCCTCCTGTGGTGGCGATGTTTACGCCTCACAATTCTTGGAATTTCCAGGAGACACGCAAAAACAAGGTATTGCCCCACGCGTATCGAGCTCCGTTTACCAATGCCTCTAAGGGCTATGTCGAAGACGAACGTCTGGTGTTTGCCGATGGGTACAACAAGAATACGGCGACGATATATTCTGAATTTAAGATGGACGGCATCACCAATGAAAATCTGATTTGGAAACATGCACGATACCATCTTGCTCAAGAGTCCGGACGTCCATCGACTTACTCTCTCGAATGCAACTGGGAAGGTTTGCCTCTTGTTCGCAATGATCGAGCCAGGATCAGGCGTGATGAAATACTGGTAGGTCTCGGTCATGGCCTCGTGCGCTCAGTCGTCAGCACGCCCGGTGCTCACAGCATCACACTCGATGAGACAATGACGCTATCGAGCACACAGTCATATGGCGTGGTCATTCGTACGGCGGACAACACGTTCATCACTCGAAGCGTAGTTCTCGGCACTAGCGGTGAATTGAATACGCTGCCCCTTATCGGTTCTGGCTCATTGCCCGCTGCCGATGACCTTGTGGCATTTGGTCTTGTTGGTGAAGAGACTGCGATCTATCGTGTCTTGTCGATTGAAGCGATGCCCGACTTCGGTCACCGCATCTTGTTCGTGGATGATGCGCCCGGCATCTCGCTAGCCGACACTGGAACTATTCCAGTATTTGATAGCCAGATCACCGAGCCGGTCGATCCGTTTACGCTCGGACCTTCTGATCTAAGATTGACGAATGGCGCATACGAGGAGAATGGTCAATTCCTTGCGTTCATCAATGCAAGCTGGGTTGTCAATCATCAGGAGACGATCGCATCCACTCAGGTGTCATATCGTAATACTGAGGATGACCCCGATGAGTGGCAATCGGCACCGGGCGTATTGCTGCCCAACACGACCACATCTATTCGTGCTCTTCAGCCGGGCGTGTATCAGGTTCGCGTCAGGCACATGTTCCAGAACGGAACGAGCTCTGATTGGCTTGAGAGCGAACTTCACTCCACAGGATCATTGCTCGATGCCCCTGCGGACGTAACTGGCTTTGCGATTACGCCGCTTGATAGCATGGCGTTGCTTAGCTGGGATCAGGTGACTGGCGCTGGCATCACTTATCAGGTTCGCATTAGCTCGTTGACTGATGGCTCGGCGACATGGAACTCATCGGTCACGTTGTTTGCCAGCGTCGATGCGCTGACGATCCAGACGCCAGCTATTCCAGGAACGTACCTGATCAAGGCGCAGTCAGCTGGCGGAACACAGAGCGTCAACGCAACCGTGATCATCACAACTGTGGGAAGCGGTGATCGCAATGTTGTCGAGACGCTAATCGAGAACCCCAGCTTCGCTGGTGTCAAGGACGATACCGAAATTGTGTCTGGCGAGCTACGTTTGCAAGGCAATGCAGCGATATCGACTTGGGACATGCTGTCCAACGTTGTATCGCTCCTTGTCGGCATCGGAACTGACGACACTCGAGGCATGGCGATCACGGGTAAATACTACTTCGCCAATTCGTTGGACCTCGGAGACGTGTATGTTTCTCGTGTCACTGCATCAATCAGCGCATACGGGTATGATCCTGCCGACACAATCGAGAGTTGGATACATATATCTGATGTCGCACAACTGAGCACTACCAATCCGAACGATTGGTCAGTCAGCTTGTTCTATCGTATCACCGAGTCCAATCCGGGACTAGGCCTTTGGTCAGGCTGGACACCATTTGTGGCAAGCGATTTGCAATTCAGGGCCATCGAGTTTATGATGGAGCTCGATGCTGTAGCTGCCAATCCTGAAGACTTGGATTTCTTGTACGCAGCGATCACTCCTTCGGTTACAGCCGCGTCAGTCTTGATTGACATGCCTGATCGAGTGATTGGCGGAAACAACATACCCGTGTCGGTGGCGGGACTCACCGTGGCATTTGATCCGCCGTTCAAAGTTCTCAAGGGCTTTTCGAGAAGCGATCAAGGGCTAGCAGTCGGTGACCGTGTATCGATAACCGCACCGAATGAGATCGGGTTCACCATTCAGTATTTCGACAACGCTGGAACGCCTGTAGCTAGGACATTCGACTACAACGCCACTGGGTATGGCAAAGCTTCTTAAGGAGAAAGTAAATGACGCAGTTCGCACTTGGCACTATTCCTCTAACGACTAGCGGCCCGGCGCTTGCTGCGATGATCCAGTCGCAGCGAGACGCTAACAACACCTCGCACTACGGAGCGACCGAGCCTTCATATAAAGTGAAGGGCATGATCTGGCTCGATGACAGCGGCACACCATGGCTACTGAAAATCTATGACGGATCGGCCTGGACACAAATCGGTACGTTCAATGCGACGACCGACATATTCACGCCGAGCATGGTCGCCCTCGATCCGATTTACGCGAAGGGTCTGGTACAAGGTCGCTTGACACTGGAGTCCGGCGTTCCTGTGTCATTCAGCGATCAGTTGGCGAAAACCAACTTGTACTTCACACCGTACATGGGCAACGGCATCGCCCTGTTTGTCAGCAGTCAGTGGGTGTATCGCTCGTTCTCGGAAATCACTGAGAGCTTGTCGGGTCTTACAACTGGTAAGCCCTATGACGTGTTCGCGTTCGACAATGCGGGCACGGTCGACATCGAGTTGCTGGTGTGGACTAACGACACCACTCGAGCTACGGCGCTTGCTTTGCAGAACGGCATTCACGTCAAGTCCGGTGATGCGACCAGGCGATACCTCGGCACGATATACACCAGCGCCACAGGTCAGTGTGAGGATAGCCTGAAGAAGCGCTATGTGTGGAACATGTATAATCGTAGGCTCAGGGGTATGGCGGTCTACGAAGCGACTGACAGCTGGGCTTATTCAATCACTACGATCCGTCAGGCAAACGGCAGCGCGCTCAATCAGTTAGACTTTGTGCGCGGACTTGATGAAGAAGAGATTAGTGCAAAGATCTCTGTAATGATGTCGGGTACCGCCGGTGCATTGATGAAGGTCTTTTTCGGCCTAGACGTAACGAATGCTAAAGTAGCGGGCAGTATCGCCGGTAACGGCAACGCATCATCCGGTGGCTTTTTCCAGATGATCGCTCTGTATGACGACCTGCCGGGAGTGGGTCGTCACATACTGACGTGGCTGGAAAGCTCCACTGCCACCGGCACAAACACATTCTTCGGTGACGCCGGCGTACCCTCTGCCGTCCAGTCGGGTATCATCGGCAACGGCATGTTCTAAGAGGAGAATGAAATGGCACTGTCAGTATATAGAACAATAGGCGATCTCTACTTCAGGCAGAGTGGATGGAGACCGCAGCCACCCGGGGGTTGGGACAAGACTGGCAGGATCAAGCTGGATCGTGTTCCGTCAGCGACGGAGAGTGGTGTCGTCGATTTTCTCGGCGAACGCATCATCAATAGCAACGTGCTTCCTGCGAACTTCGGTGCTGCATATGCTGCCTCGCCGGTGATCATGAAGTACGGCGGCGAGGAAAGTCCGAACGTCATCATCAACGGTATTCCCATGGGAGGCAATCACCGCATCCCCGCAGTCGTTGGTGGTGACCTGACCGTGACCAACTATTCGCTGACTTGCAAGCTCAACGGCACGACTTTGCCAATCGGGGTTTGGTGGCCAGGCGTCACACTTGTCTTGCACGAGGAGTACGACATTCCTGTGGACGTGACAAATCCCACCGGAGCGAAGTACGCTCATGTGATCATCGAGTGGTGGATCACCGGCGGGAGCTACATCACCTATACTTACAAGATCGAATGCATAACGCCGTTCGACCTGGGCTGGTATGGTTCGCAGATGTCTCAAGGTTTGGTTGTTCCTGCGGGGAGCACATTGCACCTCAAAATCCCGGACAGCGTCAGCTATGCCGTGCAGCAAGACATCACCGCAACCGGTGCGATTACGATTGATCAGTCTGAGTGGGCCGATCCTGTCACGCCGGTAATCCCATACACCTTCGAGACAACCGTCAAAACGTCAGGTGCGCCTCAGTATACTTTCATGCAGCAGCTGACTGGCGGTCTTCCGCGAGGCGAAATCGACCCCGTTACAGGCATTCATTCGATGCAGGTTGCGTGGTATCGACATACTTCCAAAAAGATGTACGTCCACGCGGTCGAGTACGTCCCGCCGAAAACTTTGTGTGCGGGAGACACGTTCACAACAACCGGGCAGTTTGGCTGCCGAAACGGAGCTTAGGAGAAATACCATGATGAGCATAGCTGGACGAGTACATGAGGCGATCTCTAAGGTTTGCGAGGTCGATAGCGTATCGATTGGCAATCGCAAAGACAAAGACACTTGGGTAATTCATTTTGGTTCGTCGGCCACCAAGGGTCAAAAGAAGAAGGCCCAAGCTATCGTTGATGCTTTCGATATCGATGCGGTCGATCCTTCAGCAATCAACGTTGAGAGAGCCCGCAGGATTGCTGCTGGCCGTACGATCAACAATATGCCGATGCAGTTGCGAGACGAAGACATTCGCAACCTGCAGTCGCTGGCATTCAACGCATCGTTGTTTATGGACGAGATTACGGAATTTCGCGATGCGAACAACAAGAGCCATCAGTTAGGGGCACCGGAGATTCTCAGTTTGTGGGAAGGTACTCACGCCTACATAAGCGATGTCTACAAAGCATCGTGGGCACTCAAAGCAATGGAGCCGGTGCCAGCCGACTTCGCCGATGACAAATACTGGCCATAAAGGAACCTAACATGCGCAGTGTTATCGAAATTCAGAAACGCCTTGCAGAGCTCGGGTATGACCTTGGGAAAACAGGCGCTGATGGTCGTCTAGGCAAATCGACAAATGCCGCGATCGTGAAGTTTCAGAAAGAACACGGTCTCGAAGCTGATGGCATCGCCGGTCATCGCACTCAGGCATCCCTGTGGC